GACTACGAGGGCGCGGCGGAGATTTACTCCGTAGCGACCAAGAAAGACCAAGCGAAAAAGACGCTCACCGAGGCCGTAAACATGGTGAAGCAGAGCCCCGAGCTCTCCGCCATTCTCAAGAAGCGGCGAAACGACATTTATTTCCCGGCGACGGCCTCCAAGTTCGAGGCGCTGGCTTCGGACTCGAACACCCTCGACGGCCTAAATTCTCACGCCGTTATTATCGACGAGCTCCACGCGATACGCGACCGCAATCTCTACGAGGTTATGAAGCAATCGACCTCGAGCCGCCGACAGCCGCTCGTGATTATGATTACCACGTCCGGCACGGTGCGCGAGTCCGTTTTCGATAACCTTTACGGCTACGCTTGCGAGGTCGCCGACGGGCAGACTCCCGACGAGCGTTTCCTCCCCGTCCTCTACGAGCTGGACAAGCGCGAGGAGTGGACAGACCCGACGGCATGGATAAAGGCAAATCCCGGCCTCGGGACGATAAAGCAATATACCACGCTCGCCGACTTCGTGGAGCGAGCAAAGAAAAATCCCGAGGACTTGCCCGGCGTTCTCTGCAAGGATTTCAACGTCAAAGCGACCGGCGCGGCCTCGTGGCTCTCCTATGAGGATGCAGTAAACGAGGCCACATTCAAGCCCGAGGAGGTCTATAACACCTACGCTATCGGCGGGTGCGACCTCTCCGCGACGACCGACCTAACGTGCGCGACGCTGATTATCCGGCGCTCGTCCGACGATGAAATCGTGTACGTTTTTCAGCACTATTTCCTCCCTCAAAAGAAAATCGACCAGCTCGACGAGCACAACACGCAAGAAGCGCCCTATAAGATTTGGGCGGAGCGGGGGCTCGTCACGATATGCGAGGGTACTCGCGTCGATTATTCGGCGGTGACGGCGTGGTACTGCCAAATGCGGGACGAGCTCAAGATAGACGCTTTCAAAATCGGGTACGACCGTGCTCTCGCCGGTTATTGGGTAGACGAAATGAAAGCGAACGGCTTCGATATGTGCGCCGTCGCACAGGGGCCTTTTACATGGTCGCAACCTATGAGGGAGCTCGGAGCGGCTCTCGCAGATAAGAAAGTCAATTACAACAAAAATCCCGTTTTACTTTGGTGCTTGACGAATACAGGCGTTAAGAAAAGCGGAGTCAACAACATTCAGCCCGTCAAGATTTCCGAAAAGCGCCGTATCGACGGCATGGTATCCCTCCTCAATGCGTGGGTTATCTATGTGCGGGATTACGAGGACTATATGTATTTAGTGGGGTGAAAAAATGGCAAAGAGAGGGCTCTTTCAATCTATTTTCGGGGGCAAGAGCGAGAAAAATAAAGATTTCCACGCATACAAGCTCTTGAGCTCGTGGGAGTCTACTTTCGTACCGTATTCCGGGAATATGTGGGATATTAACACGGTACGCTCCGCCGTGGACGCTTTCGCCCGCCGAGCCTCGACCGCACAGCCGCGCCACGTCCGGCAGTCGGCAGAGACGACGGTCGCGGTAAACGACTATATCGACCGCATTTTGCAATTCCGGCCTAATCCGTACATGACGGCGGCGGACTTCTATTACAAGCTCGCCGCGCAGTACAAGGTATATAACAACGCGATAGCGTACCCGGTTTTCGATGAAACAGGCCGTTTGACAGCGGTCTACCCTATCAATGCACAGTATTTCGAGCTCCTCGAGTACATGGGTACGCTCTATTGCCGCTTCACCTTTGCGACCGGCGCAACGTACATTTGCGAATATTCCCGAGTTATCCACGTCCGGCGGCATTTCCTCGAGCACGATATTTTCGGCGACGGCAACAAGCCTCTCGATACCGCGCTCAAGACTGCGAACACGCTCAATCAGAGCATGAGCAAGTTCGCCGAGCTCGTCGCAGTTATCCGGGGTATTCTGAAAGTCTCGAACGCCGTCAAGACGGAGGACTTAAACCGCCGCCGAGACGACTTTATCCGGGACAATCTCCGCATGGAGAACAACGGAGCGGGCGTTATCGTCACGGACGCGAAATACGACTATACGCCTATCACGGACAAGACGACTCCTATCCCGGCGACACAACTCGCATACGTCAAAGAGGAGATTTACGACTATCTCGGCGTGTCGAAAGAAATCGTCGAGAATACCGCAACTCCGCAACAGGAACAGGCTTTTTATAGCGGCGAAATCGCCCCGTTTTTCCGCCGCCTCTCGCAAGCGTTCTCGAATGTGCTCTTTACCGAGCGGGAGTTCGGGTACGGAAACCGTATCGTCTTTTCCGCGAACTCCGTCCAGTTTGCGACGCTCCCGGAAAAGGTCACGGCGGCAAAGTTCTTGACGGAAATCGGCGCGGCGACGCTCGACCAAATCTTGACTATGTTCGATATGCCGACCATCGGCGGCGAGGAGGGCGCGCGCCGCGTCCAAACGCTGAACATGGTAAACGCAAAGCTCGCAGACAAATACCAGACCGGCGGAAATACGCCGCCGGACGACACTACGCCGCCCGGGGAGCCAACCGGCGGGAAAGAGGAGGGTTAGGCTATGGCTATCAAACAGGGACGCGAGTATCGCGCTTTGCAGGACTTTAGCCTCGTTCCGAGGGACGAGGGCTCGAAAGAGTATCGGGTACGCGGTACGGCTATCGTATTCAATTCGCCTACGGTGCTATGGGAGTGCGACGGCGTGGAATACAAGGAAATTATCGACCGTCACGCTTTCGACGAGTGCGATATGTCCGACGTGATTTTCAACTACAACCACGGCGGAAAGGTCGTCGCTCGCCTCCGAAACAAAACGCTCGCGCTCAACATCGACGAGCGCGGCGTAAACATCGACGCAGACCTCGGCGGAACAACTGCCGGGCGCGAGCTTTACGAGGAAATCGACGGCGGGTACGTCGATAAAATGTCCTTTTCTTTCACGGTGCGCGAGGCATCCTATGACTCCGTTACCCATACCCGCACTATCACAAAGGTCAAAAAGCTATACGACGTGTCGGCGGTGGACATTCCCGCCTATAATGACACGTCTATTTCGGCTCGGAGCTTTTTCGAGGAGGAGCACTCGAGGGAGCTTGCGGCTTTGGAGCAAGCCCGGAGGCGGAAGAAACTCGTAGCTTTGACATACTAACCGACCACACAACAACTATCATTTTTTGGAGGTAAATTATGAACATCGAAAAGAGACGCGCAGAAATCGCCGCCCGCAAAGCTGAAATCCGTAAGCTCATTGAGGGCGACAGCGAGAACAAGCTCAACATGGACGACCTCGAGAAAGAGCTCCGCGAGCTCAACGAGGAGGACGAGAAGCTCGAAAAGAGACAGGCTATCGAGCGTATGCTCAACGGTGGCGCGGCTCCGGCCTCTCCCGCTGGCCTCTCTAATCCCGTCGCTCGCTCCGCAAATCAGCCCGCGCCGGAGAGCACCGAAAAGCTCTATCGCTCCGCATGGCTCAAGACCTTGCAGGGTAAGCCGCTGACCGACGACGAAAAGCGCGCATACTCCACGGCGGCAAACTCCGGCCTCCCCATTATCCCGGAGACGACCGCAAATCAGATCATCAAGAAAATGTACGAGGTCGCGCCGATTTTGCAGAGATGCAAGATTTTCCACGTCCCCGGCAATTTCAAGTTCGCTATCGAGGGTACGAACGACGAGGCCGCGCTCCACACCGAAAACGCCGCCATTACCGCCGCGAGCGACTCCCTCGGCTCCGTCTCTCTGACCGGCTACGAAATCGTGAAGCTCGTCAAAGCCTCCCGTGCTTGCTCCGAGATGGCGCTTTCCGCGTTCGAGAGCTATATCGTCGAGGTTATCGCCGAGGCCGTCGCCCGCCGCATTGAAAAGTACATTTTCACCGGCACGGGTACAAATCAGCCCGGCGGCGTTAAGACTGCCGGTAAGGGCGCGAGCGGCGCGTACACCGACGGCACAGACCAGATTACCGTAGGTAAGACGGCCTCTCTCACCGAGGAGAACGTTATCGCGCTCTACGGCTTGCTCGGCGACGGTTACGAGCGTAACGCCGTTTGGTGCATGAACAAGGCGACGTTCTTCTCCGACTTCTTCCCGCTGATGAACAAGAGCAAGAACAACGTTATCGAGTTCGCAAACGGCAAGTATTACATCATGGGCGCGGAGGTCTACTTTACCGGCTCTCTCGCCGCACATGAGGCGTATCTCGGCGACTTCTCCTATATCATCGGCAACTATTCGCAGGATATTACCGTCGTCCGCTCCGAGCACTCCGGCCTTGCTACGAACAGCATCGACTATCTCGGCGCTTGCGTGTTCGACTCCAAGCCGGTCGCGGGCTTCGGTGCTTTCGTGCATCTCGCAAAGGCGGCGGCTTAATAGGAGGGCTCGAGTATGGCAGTCGGTGACGAATATCTCGCCTCCGTCCGCCATAGCGTGAGACTTTCCTCCACCGTCCACGACGGGGAATTGACCGACCTCATTAACGCCGCTCGAGCCGACCTTGTGCTCGGCGGCGTTCTTGAGGAAAAAGCGAACGACGAAACCGACCCGCTTATCAAAAAGGCGGTGACGACCTACGTCAAGGCGGAGTTTGGGCTCGACAACGAGGACGCGGACAGGCTCCGCGCCTCGTATAAAGAGCAGAGAAACGGCCTCTCGCTATCGGACTCCTATATCGCGGCGGAGGGGGGATAGCTCATGTACTGGCGCGACGTTGTGACGCTCAAAGCCGTTACGGAGGGGCGCGACGCGGACGGTTTTCCGAAAGAGGCAATCACGGAGACGACCGTTTTCGCCGATGTGTCCTCTACCAAGCGGAGCGAGTTCTACGCCGCCCGACAAGCGGGTATCTCGCTCGCGCTGACGGTAAAGCTCCGCGCCGCTGACTATGACGGTCAAGAGCGGCTCTCCTATGAGGGCAAAGAGTACAAGGTCGAGCGCGCATACACGGAGGCGCGGGAATACTACGAGCTTAATTGCTCCGAGTTTAGGGAGGCGAGCGAATGAACGTAAACGCTCTTTTAGTGGGTACGCTCGATAGCCTCCTCCCTACCGCTGACGGCGTGTATAAAGGCGCGGCGACCGAGTATATCGTTTTCAACTATACCGAACTCCCGGCGGACTTCGCAGACGACGACGCGGCACATTACCGCTATCTCGTGCAAGTCCACCTATACGCGCCGCTCGAGAAGAATACCCGCTCGTGGCGGCGGGCTTTACCCGTCCGACGGTGACTCCGGCCTCCGATAAAAACGGACAGCATTACGCCTTTGAGTGCGAAATCGCGGGAGGCATTGACGATGGCTAATCTATCCACGAGCGGGCTCGAGGAGCTTATCGGCGGTTTTGACGCTATCGCAGAAATCCCCGACGAGGTAGTGCTCGAAATGCTCGTCGCGGAGGCAGAAGTTATCGCCCCGGCGCAGGAGGCCGAGGCGCGCGCTATGCTCTCGGGCAAGTACAGCACCGGCGAGACGGCGCAAAGCATTTCCTACGACAAAAAGCTCAAGAAAACATCGGACGGACGAGCTATCTACGTTTACCCGAAAGGCACTCGGCGACACGGCAACAAGCGCCGCGCCGCCGAGGTCGCTTTTGTGGACGAGTTCGGTAAACAGGGACAGCCCGCCCGCCCATTCATCCAGACGGCAAACGAGAAAGCGGCAGACCCGGCAACCGACGCGGCGGCTCGGGTGTACGACGGCTTTCTCAAATCGAAAAACTTTTAGGAGGTTTTATTATGGCACAGTTTGGCGCAAAGCGACCTATCTTCGCCCCGACGAAAACCACGCCGGACAATGCGCTCCCGACCTACGACTACGAGAAAGTCGTAACCGTGGGTAAGCTCGTTAAGGCCGACCTCACCGTTACGAACGCCTCCGGCGAGCTCTACGCCGACGACGCGCTCGCCGAAAAGGTCGATATGTTCGCCTCCGGCTCTCTTGCGCTGGAAACGGACGACAAGACGGACGAGGTACACGCCGCTATTCACGGCGCGACCAAGGATACACAGTCGAGCGAGGTCACGGACTCCGACGGAGACGTAGCTCCTCGCGGTGGCCTTTGCTATTACAAGGTCATTATTCGCGGCGGAGTCCGCTATTTCAAGGGCGTGTTTCATCCGCTTGTCAAGGCCATTCTCGGCAACGACAGCGCGGCGACAAAGGGCTCCTCTATCACGTTCGGCACGAGCGCGACGACCTTTACCGTGTTCCGTTGCAACTCTGGCGCATGGCGCATCACGAAAGAGTTCACGACGGAAAGCGAGTGTATCGCGTGGTGCGATACCAAGCTCGGCAAAGTGGGAGGCTAATATCAGCACGGACGGGAGGCGAGCGAGAACGGCTCGCCTCCCGCTTTGGTAATTGGAGGGTAAAGGCATGAAAACGGCAAAAGTGACGCTCGCGGACGCGACGTATTACCTCGCATTTGACGGCGAGGCTATGTTTACACTCCGGGACGATTTCGGCGGGACACAACTCGCACTCGAGGCAATAGAGCAGGATACCCGCGAGAGCTTCGCGGCGACGTGCGCTATCGCGGCGGTACTGGCAGAGCGCGGCGAGCTACTCCGTCGGCGGCTCGGATACGACCCGGGCGCTATCCCGGAAAAGGACGATTTTCTCCTCATGGTGAGGCCGTTTGAAATCGTGACGCTCAAGCGCGCAATTATGACGGCTATCGAGCTCGGCTATGGTCGAGAGGTAACGAGCCCGGCGGACGACGAAATCGACGAGGGGCTCGCGGAACTTAATCAAAAAAAAACAAGATAAGGCGGGCGGAATACTACCGTATCGCCGTTCTTTGCGGAGTCTCCCCGGCGGAGGCTCTTTTTATGGCTCCCGGAGAGGTTTTCGACCTTTGGGAGCTATACCTATCCGCACACGGTAAGAACAGAGGCGAGGAGGGCGTGTAATGGCAAACCGTGAGATAAAAACGAAAGTCGCTATCGACGGCGAAAAAGAATACAAGGAGTCTCTCAAAAACATAAACTCCGCCCTCGGAACGCTTAAATCGGAATTAAAGCTCGTAGAGAGTCAATACGCGGGACAGGCGAACAGCTACGCGGCTTTGAGCGCGAAAGGCGACGTACTCTCCCGTATGTACGACCAACAGAAAGAAAAGGTCAAGGCGGCGGCGGAACAGCTCGAGAAAGCAAAAAAAGCTCAATCGGACTACGCCGAAAAAGTCTCCTCCGCGCAATCCGAGATTTCGCGTTGCGAGGCCGCTCTCGCCGCGCTCGGCGACGAGACGGGCGACACGACCGAGGAGCAAGCCAAGCTCACGGCGGAACTCGAAAAGGCAAAGGGAGAGCTCTCCGCCGCTGAAAAAGGATACGAGTCTACGACTCGCTCCGTCAATTCCTATCAAACACAGGTAAATAACGCCGAGACGGAGCTTAACAAGCTCGGCTCGGAACTCGATAAAAACGCCTCCTATATGGACGAGGCCGCGAAATCCTCCGACGGGTGCGCCGAGTCTATCGACGAATACGGGAAAGAGGTCAAAAAGGCCGGAGAGGACTCCGAGGAGGCCGGGAAGAAGTTCGACAAGGTAAAGACCGCCGCGACCGCACTCGGAACAGCGGCGGCGGCGGCAACGGCGGCACTCGCGGCGGCGGCAATAAAGCTCGGGAAAGAGGTTATCAGCGCATACGCCGATTATGAGCAGTTAGTCGGCGGCGTTGAGACGCTCTTTAAGGATAGCTCCGGGAAAGTCATGGAGTACGCGACCGACGCATACAAGACCGCCGGGCTTTCCGCTAACGAGTACATGGAAACCGTGACGGGCTTTTCTGCGAGCCTTATTTCCTCCCTCGGCGGAGACACGGAGAAAGCCGCCGAGTATGCGAACATGGCAATTACGGATATGTCCGACAACGCTAACAAAATGGGCTCGGATATGGCCTCCATTCAGAACGCATACTCCGGCTTTGCAAAGCAGAACTATACAATGCTCGATAACCTCAAGCTCGGGTACGGCGGTACGAAAGAGGAAATGCAAAGGCTCCTCGAGGACGCGGAGAAGCTCTCCGGCGTAAAGTACGATATTTCGAGCTACTCGGACATTATCGACGCTATTCACGTTATCCAGACGGAAATGGACATTACGGGGACGACGGCGAAAGAGGCGGAGGCGACTATCTCCGGCTCTATCGGTATGCTGAAATCCTCGTTTCAAAATCTGATTACCGGCCTCGGCGACGCAGACGCAGACATAGACAAGCTATGCGATAACGTCGTGAACTCCTTTAGTTCCGTCGTCAAGAATGTTACGCCGGTCATTAGAAACCTCGCAAAGACCGTCCCGAACGCATTAGAGGGCATCCTCGACGCTATCGCTCCGCTCTTGCCGGAGCTCCTCGAAATGGGCGTAAGTCTTTTCGAGGCTCTTTTGAGCGGGTTTACGTCGGTGCTCCCGGAGCTTATGAGCACGGCGGCCTCGCTCGTGACAACGCTCGTACAAGGCATTATCGAGGCTTTGCCGCTCGTCGTTGAGGCGGCGGCGCAGTTCATAACGACGCTCGTACAGGGCATCGCGGCGGCGCTCCCGACGCTCATTCCGGCGGCGGTGGAGACGGTAACGACAATCGTCTCCACGCTTATCGAGAATATCCCCTTGCTTATCGACGCGGCGCTCCAACTCGTACAGGGGCTCGCGGAGGGCGTTCTCGAGGCTATCCCCGTGCTCCTCGAGGCTTTGCCGGAGCTTATCGAAAGCCTCGTGACGACGCTCCTCGACGCTATCCCTCAAATCATCGAGACGGGAGTCGAACTTTTGACCGCCCTTGTGGAAAACCTCCCGGAAATCATTACGACGATATGCGAGGTATTGCCGCAAATCATCGAGAGCACGATTACGACGCTCCTCGACCATTTGCCGGAAATCGTAGAGGCGGGCGTAAAGCTCTTGACGGCGCTTATTACCAACCTACCGCAAATCATTTTGACGATAGTACAGGCGCTCCCGCAAATCATCACGGCGGTAATTAACGCCCTCGTGAACAATATCCCGAAAATCATCGAGACGGGCGTAAAGCTCTTGACCGCCCTCATTACCAACCTCCCGCAGATTATCGCCGAAATCGTCCGCGCTATGCCGCAGATTATTACCGGCATCGTGAACGCGCTCGGCGAGGGCGTGTCGCAGGTCGCGGAGGTCGGCGCAAACCTCGTCCGGGGCTTGTGGCAAGGCATACAGTCGCTCGCCGGGTGGCTTTGGGATAAAGTGTCCGGGTGGATTTCCTCCATTTGGGACGGCATTACGGACTTTTTCGGCATCCACTCCCCGAGTACACAAATGGCATGGGTAGGCGAAATGCTCGTCGAGGGACTCGCCGGAGCCGTGGACAAGGACGGCAAAAAGGCGGTAAACGCTATCGGCGGCATGAGCGAGCAGATGCTCGACGAGGTAGACTCCGGGCTCGCGGCGGTAAACGCCCGCCTCGCAAACCAAATCGGAGAAATCGAGACGGGCTTTTCTGCAAAAGCGACCGTCGAGGCCGTCTCCGCATCCGTACCGGCGGATTTGACCGGGCGCGGCGGCGGTGCGGCGGCATCCGGCGGCGGAGATACAAACGTCGTAAATCACTTTCATATCGCGGAGCTCGCCGTCCGTGAGGAGGCGGACGTAAAGAAAATCGCCCGCGAGCTCTACAATATGCAGAAATCGAAAACGCGGAGCAAGGGGGTATCTATGGCGTGAGCATGGGTTTTATTTTCAATAACAAGCATAGCGGGGATATGGGAGTCGTGTTCAAATCCACCGACCGAACGCTCCTCCCCGCGAAACGGGTAACGCAATACACGATACCCGGCAAGAGCGGCACATACGACATTGAGGACGGTTACGAAAACCGCGAAATCGTATGTACCGTCGCTTTCGTCGGCGAGGGCTACCACTACGCGGGCGTGAGGACGCGAGCGCGCGCCGTGGCGGAATGGCTCTCCGGAGAGGGCTTGCTCGTCTTTGACGACGAGCCGGAAAAGGCGTACTCCGCAAAGGTCGTCGGCGGTATCTCTATCGAGCAAATCGCCGTTACGGGAACGTGCGAGGTACGCTTTCTCTGTAAACCGTTCGCCGAGTCCTTGCGCTACAATCAACAGGACGTAAAATCCGTCTCTCTGCCTCACACGGAGGCCGTCAACGTCCACGGGACGCAGGAGACGGACGGCTTAATCTACATCACGGCGCGCGGCAATATCCAAACGCTGACGATTACACGGCTCAAGGTCAATTAAAAATTAGGAGGTTTTTTACTATGAGCGCATTATCCAACGTACACGCATCTACCCTCTTGAACACGTCCTTGCGGAGCGGGACGTACTACCTCGCCCTTTTCCTCACCGACCCGACGGCGAGCGGCACGGGTACGGAGGTATCCGGCGGCGGATACGCGAGAAAGATTATCAACTTTAGCGCGCCGTCCCTCGTCTCCGGCAAAGAACAGGTATCCAACTCCGCCGCCGTCGATTTCGGCACTCTGACGGCAGACCTCGGCACGGTGGCCTATTGGGGCATCTACGACGCGCTGACGGCGGGTAATTTGCTTTGGTACGGCTCCTTTACCCGGAGCAAGAACGTACTCAACGGCGACGCTATAACGGTATCGGCGGGAGCTATCGTTTGCACTTTGGCATAACGAGGAGGCGAGCAAATGTATAACCGCACTCCGTACAATAAGACGGCGTACAACCGAACAACGTCTATTGTGTTCGAGTGGCTCGCCACGGCGAACGCGGAGACGGATACCTCGGCGACGCTGAAAATCATTCGATACCTCGACGGCTCGGCGGCGGCGGTCGCTACCGCGTCCGGCGTGTTCGTCCGCGTCCTCCTCCCCTCCGCGCTTGCGGAGGCGGAGGCCGGGAGCGTCGGCGACTATATCCGCACTCTCTTTTTCTCCGCGTTTGCGGAGGCCGTAGCAACGGCGAGCGGTACGGGCGTTTCTACCTACGGCTCCGTCACTATGGTAATTGAGGGCGTGAATATGGTCGCCGGGGACGAGCTCGTTATCGACACGGAGCACATGACCGTAACGCTCAACGGCGCGAACATCATCGACCGCGTGAGCGACGATAGCGCATTTTTCAAGCTCCAACCGGGCGAGAACGATATTATCGTCGAGGGCGGCACGACCGCCGACGTTAAAATCTTGTGGAAAGATAGGTGGTTATAATGGCAAAGCCGCAGATTTTCAACCGCGATATGAAGCGGCTCGCCTATCTCGACAACGCCATCGCCGTCGGCTACGGCCTCGAGACTAACTCCCTATGGACGGCGACTTTTACGCTCCCGGCGGACGACCAGAAAAACGCCTATTGTTCGCCGCTGAACTATGTCGAGATTTTCGACGGCGACGAGCGTATCGACCTTTTCCGCATCATCGGGGAGGATTTAGAGCGGAGCAACGGCGCGACCCGCTATTACAACTGCGAGCACGTCCTCGCTACGCTCCTCTCCGACGTTCTCTTTCAGTATCATCAATGCGGCGGCTCCGGCGTAAAGACCGCCGACGTTCTCAATTACATTCTCGCCCGGCAGACCCGGCAAAACTGGAAGCTCGGCGACTGCGATTTCAAACGCTATTTTGAATATAATTGGGAAAACTCGACGCTCCTCGCGGCGCTTTTCGCCGTGCCGGAGTGCTTCGACGGTGAATACCTTTGGTCGTGGGATACGACTGTCTATCCGTGGACGCTCTCCCTCACCGTGCCGACCGACACGCTCAAGAGCGAAATCCGATACGCTAAGAACATGACGAACATCAAAAAGACGACGGACGCGACGAGTATCGCAAACCGCGTCTATGCGCTGGGCTATGGCGAGGGCGTAAACCAACTCACGATAGAGTCGGTAAACGGCGGCGTTCCATACGTCGAGGACACTTTGAGCATTGAGCGATACGGCTTGTGCTCGACTATCCTTGTAGACGCGCGGTATCAGGTGGCGGAAAATCTCAAGGCATACGCCGAGCAGATACTCGCCGGGCTCAAGGAGCCGTATGTGAGCTATGAAATCGGGGCTATCGACCTCCACCGTCTGACCGGCGATAAGTTTTCCAAGTTCCGCCCGGGCGAAATCGTCCGCGTTGTGGACGAGGCCGACGGGATTAACCTCCGTACCCGCATCGTCCGCGTGGAGAAATCGGATGCAGAGGGCGACCCGGGAAATGTCACGGTGACGATTGCCAACAAGACGCAGGATATAGCCGGGAGCATTTCAGACTTGCAGAGCCGCGCCCTTATCGGCGAGACATACGCACAGGGCGCGACCAACCAGCAAATCTATAATTTCTCCGATAACGCCGACGCGACGCACCCGGCGAAACTGCAACTCTATATCTCCGACTCGGTGGTACGCATTAACAAAATGCTCCTTAATGTCGAGTTCGAGGCGTTCCGGGCGTATGAGAAAGCTATCGGCGGCGGAGGCGGGCAAACGACCTCCGGCGGCGGCGGGCAGACCACGAGCGCGGGCGGCGGCTCTACGACCTCCTCCGGCGGCGGGCAAACCACGAGTGCGGGCGGCGGGCAAACGTCCAGCGCGACGGCGCTCGAGTCCTCGAACGTGCTCCCGAGCCAAACGAGCGGACAGGCCGTGCATAATCACGGCATTTCACGCGGCGCACGGCTCGCTACGACCAGCGACGGGAAAACCGTTGACGGTTACGAGACGTTCGTTTGGTCGGGGGCTCATGTTCACCCGGCGCACACGCACAGGATTTCGGCGCATACGCACGAAATCGACGACCACACGCACCGGGTAAGCGCACATACGCATACGGTGAAAGACCATACTCACACCGTAAAAGACCACACCCACGCTATCGAGTTCGGCATATACGAGGGGCAACGCGCCTCGAAAGCGACTATCAAGGTAGACGGCAAAGAGATACCCGCGCCGTCCTCGTATAGCAATATCGACATTGTGGAATATCTCGCCACAGACTCGAACGGCAAAATCCGCCGTAACTCGTGGCACTCGATAGAGATACTCCCCGACAATATGAGCCGTATCGTGGGCGCGGTATTCGCTCAAACATTCTGTAATTCTCGCGGCGGCGGGGACTACTAAAAGGAGGAAAGAAAATGTCCGAATTAGTGAAAATGTACCCGGCGCAAGCCAACTCCCCGGAGACTTCGCTCTCCGGCGCGCTGACGGCGGCGGGTACGACCGTAAACGTCGTTGACGGCTCCGTATTGCCGGAGGCTCCGAACTTGCTCACGATTGGAGCGGACGGCTCCACGGCGGAAACGGTGCTTATGACCGCCAAGAGCGGGAACGTGCTCACGGTCACGCGAGCGCAGAACGGCACGACCGCCCGCGCGTGGTCGGCGGGCGACGTTATCGCCCGATATTTCACGGCGGCAGACCAAACCGCTATACAGGAAAATATTAAGAAGCTCAACGAGGGCAAGGCCGAGAAAGCCGCCTCCCCGACGGCGGGCAACTTCGCCGGGCTCGATGCAAGCGGCAATCCGACCGACAGCGGGAAAAAGCCGGGCGACTTCGCCGCCGCGAGCCATACCCACACAGGCAAGGCGGACAAGGTAAAGAGTGCGACGGCGGGCAACTTCGCCGGGCTCGACTCCTCCGGCAATCTGACCGACTCCGGCAAAAA